GTGCAGTTCCTGCGTGACGATGTGGCCTTTGGTGAAGGTGCTGCCGATGCGTCAGGGATGTTTGGCTCTGTGGCTGGCGCACCCGCTGCTGGCTTTGCACCAGTGGCTCCATCTATGCCTGCACTGCCATCGTTCTTAGCGTAATGTAATCGGGGGGAAAGCGAATTCTGGAGTGCGCCGTAACTAGCACAGATCAACCAGTGCAGCGAGTACCCCCACCTAATCGGTAAATGTAATGAGTAATGACTACTGCTGGGATTTGGAAACTTATCCCAATGTGTTCACGATGGCAGTCGAGCATTGTGATGCACCCTTGAAGTGGGCGTTTGAGATAAGCCCGTGGCGCAATGACTCCAAGGCCATCATTGACTTTGTGATGTGGCTCAAAGGGTCTAACGCTAGGATGATCGGCTTTAACAGCCTTGGCTTTGACTACCCTATTTTGCACACCTTACTTCGCATGGGCAACAGCGATGCCAACACCCTGTACCTCAAGGCGCAGGCCATCATTAACGGGCAAGATGGTGATGAGAGATGGCTGCACCAAGTTAACCCCAGTGACCGCTATGTGGAACAGATTGACTTGTTCAAGATTCACCACTTCGACAATAAGGCACGGGCCACTAGCCTCAAGGTTCTTGAGTTCAATATGCGTTCTGACAACATTGAGGACTTGCCGTTCAAGGTCGGCAGCACCCTGACCCAAGAACAACTGCCCAAGTTAAAACAGTACAACGCCCACGATGTCGCCCAGACCAAAGCGTTTTACTTTAAGACGCTGGACATGATCCGCTTCCGCGAAGAATTGACGCAGAAGTACCAGCGCGACTTTATGAATCACAACGACACCAAGATCGGCAAGGACTATTTCACCATGAAGCTAGAGGATGCCGGAGTGTCATGCTACGACTACGGCCCTAAGGGGCGCACACCTCGGCAAACCAAGCGCCCGGTGATACATCTCAGGGATGCCATCCTGCCTTGGATTAGCTTCCAGCAGCCGGAGTTCACACGGGTACTTAACTGGCTCAAAGATCAATCAATCACTGAAACTAAAGGAGTGTTCAATGACATTACTGCAAGTGTGGGTGGGTTTACTTTTGTGTTTGGCCTTGGTGGTATTCACGGATCGGTTGAGTCCACGGTTGTCGAGTCTACTGCTGATCTTGTCGTTATTGATCTCGACGTATCTAGTTACTATCCTAACCTAGCGATCAGCAACGGGTTCTATCCGCAGCACTTGGGGCGTGAGTTCTGCAACATCTACCAGCACCTGTACGAGCAGCGCAAGACCTACGCTAAGAACAGTTCTGAGAACGCCATGCTGAAGCTGGCACTGAACGGTGTCTATGGCGACAGCAACAACCAGTTCAGCATCTTCTACGATCCACTGTTCACCATGAGCATCACGCTGAATGGTCAACTGCTGCTGTGTGTACTGGCTGAAGGGTTGATGGAGATTGAAGGGCTGACCCTGATCCAGCTAAACACCGATGGCCTGTCTGTGCGAGTACCACGGGCAAACAAGTGGCTGGTGGACACCGCAGCCGCTGCATGGCAGTACAAGACAAAGCTGCAACTAGAAGAAGCCGTGTACAAGGCCATGTTTATTCGTGATGTAAACAACTACTTGGCAGTCTATGAGAACGGCAATGTGAAGCGCAAGGGTGCATACGAGTACGACATGGACTGGAGTCAGAACGCTGGTGGACTAGTGATTGCCAAGGTTGCCGAGAAGGTGCTGGTTGACGGTGCGCCGATTCGCAAGACCTTGGAGCAGTGGCCTGACATCATGGACTTCATGTTACGCACCAAGGTTCCACGGTCAAGCTACTTAGCCGTTGAGCATGATGGTGTGACTTCGCAGTTGCAAAATGTAACCCGCTATTACATCGCCGAGGGTGGTGGGCGACTATTCAAATGGATGCCACCGCTTGCTAAGAAGCCGGGTGAGTGGCGCAAGATTGGCGTTGAGGCAGGCTGGGGTGTCCAGCCATGCAACGACATACGGGATGCTGGCAAGCTGCCAGTAGACTTTAATTACTACATTCAAGAAATTGAAAAATTAACTCTGGGGTTATCGTAATGTTAGAAAAACAAATTGAAACTGCTGTGTGTGATTACGCCAAAACCAAGGGCATCTTGACTTACAAGTTTACTAGTCCATCACGGGCTGCTGTTCCCGATCGTCTGTTTATCAATAAGCACGGGACTGTATGGTTCTGCGAGTTTAAGCGTGAGGGGAAAAAAGAAACCGTGGCGCAGGCTCGGGAACACACCCGGCTCAGAAACCAAAAAGTTAGAGTGTCTGTGATTGACAACGTGGCTGGTGGTAAAGAGATGGTGGACTACATGGAGCATATATGCTGACAGCAGACTTGCTTCACGGCTACCAGCAAAAGGCTGTAAACCACCAATGCTCACGCCCCAACTCGATGCTGTGGCTGGACATGGGTTTGGGTAAGACCATCATTACCCTGACATCACTGGCGCACTTGATCCGCACCCAGTACCTGCGCGGCGTGGTTATTGTTGCGCCTATCCGAGTCATCCGGCTGGTATGGCGACAAGAGGCTGCTAAGTGGCAGCATACCCAGCACCTCAAGTTCAACATGGTTACTGGCACACGGGATCAGCGCACCCGCGCCTTACTGCGCCCTGCTGACATCTACCTTATCAATTACGAGAACCTTGGCTGGCTTGCGGAGACTTTGCAGACTTACTTTGTCAAGAAGGACAAGCCGTTGCCGTTCAATGGTGTCGTGTGGGACGAGATTAGCAAGTGCAAAAACTCGGCAACCAACAGAGTCAAGGCAGTCAAAAAGATTCTGGACAAGTTTGACTGGACTACTGGCCTTACAGGTACGCCCGCATCCAACGGCTACAAAGACCTACATGGTCAGTTCTTGGTGGTGGACAAGGGTCAGCGTTTGGGTGTGTCCAAGACAGCGTTTAGGACACGGTTTTACCGCAAGGTTGGGCCATACAAAGAAGTGGCATACGAGGACACCGAGGACACAATCAAAAAGTTAATTGGTGACATCACCTTGGAGATGAGTGCCGAGGACTACAACCCACTGCCGGACTTGATTGTGAACAACATAGAGATTGAGATGCCCGATGATCTGCGTGTCAAGTACGACAAGATGGAGCGTGAGTTTTTCTTGCAGCTTGACAGCGGCAAAGAGGTGGAGATGTTTAACCAAGCATCCCTGACCAACAAGTGCCTCCAGTTTAGCAACGGGGCCATGTACCCTGTGGCGGGGATGCCCCTGTGGGAACCGATACACGACTTGAAACTCGATGCGCTTGAGGAGATCGTTGATGAAGCCCAAGGGTCGCCAGTGCTGTGCAGCTACGCCTATCGGTCTGACGCTGCGCGGATCATGGAGAAGTTTAAGCACCTTGATCCGATTAACTTGACCGACTGCAAAAGCGAATCGGCCTTGCTTAATGCCATGCACCGTTGGAAAACAAACGACTGCGCCTTGATGATTGGACACCCTGCAAGCATGGGTCACGGGATTGACGGCTTACAGAAGAACGGTCACATCCTTGTATGGTTTGGGCTTAACTGGAGTCTTGACCTGTACGAGCAAATGAACGCCCGTGTGCGCCGCCAAGGTCAGGGCGTGCCTGTGATCTGCCATCGCATCATGTGCCAAGACACACTAGACCAAGCGCAAGCATTGGCACTGGATGAGAAGGCCACCACCCAGCAGGGGTTACGCAATGCCGTGAAGCAATACCGAGAGATGAAGGAAGTTCATGCTCACTGAAAAAGAACAAAAGGAAATTGTTGAATTGGCAAAAACATTTGCTAAAGCGTATTACGATGACAAGACCTTTGCCAAGCGCATGGGTCAACGATTTAACAGTAATACCAAGGCTATACAGCAAGCCCAGAATAACTTGATTGAATACTTAAAGGAAGCAGGATGAGCGACTTACCTAACTTTGCGGCATGGTCACACGAGAACCTTGCCCAGTTCTCCATTGATGCCTACCGCAAGATGCAGCAGCAACAGGAAACCATTGAGCAGTTACAGGGTGACTTTAAGGATGCAATGTGCGAGTTACGCAAACTGACGAGTGCCAGCCTTGTCAATGATAAGCGCTGACCCACGGGGTGTACCGCCATCTACATTCGGGATGCTAATGTGTGTCCAGCGGTCGTACTCTCGAATGATTTGGTCATAGGGTAAACCCGCAGCAATCACTGCACGGACTACCTCATCGGGGGTAACGCCGGGTACACGGAAGTCGGCAGCGCAACCGTGACGATGCTGGCTTGAGTCTTTGCTGCCCACAGCATCATTGACCTGCTTACTGCGGAACGCGGAGTTAATCATCACGGGCTTACCCCCAAGGGTTTCTTTGACCTGTTCCAGCAATTGCGCCAAGCGTTGCAGGTTACTAATTTCTTCCTGTGTTGGGCTGTTGTCAAACTCGCGGTGGTCGGTGACGGTCAATTCTGCAAGGGTGAAGTGGGGTGAGAGGTTCATTTTGCTGCCTTTGACAATAAATCTGTTTTGGCTTGAGAGCCTGCCGATGAGCCAAAATAGTAAGAAATGATGCCCGTCCAAGCCGTGCCTAAGCTGCCAAGCATCATTAGGATGGCTGGGTTGGTACTGTCAATTTTGTTAAAAAACATCATCCCCATAATGCCAAAAAAGCCTACAGTCACAGTGCCAGCCAATAAAGGAGGAACGATTGACTTGGTTGAGGCTTGCATATCTCGCGCTGATTTGCGGTCTTCAACTTCTAACTTTTCAAAGTTAAGGCCAAGTTCATTGGCTTGTTTTTGAAGTTCAATCTCAGCAATCTTGACTTGAGCAATTTGCTCGGCTGAAAGTTTGTTGTTTGATATTAGGTCGCCAACTTTGTCCGGGTCAACGCCTATGGCTTTAGAAATGGCAGACACAGCCATGCCAGCCAACGGGCCACCCATTGCGGTTGCAATAGTGGGCGCAATTTGTTTTAACCAATCCATTATTGTTTACTCCTTGAAAGCATAGTTGCGGCAATACTCAGCATTGTTCGTGCTGAATCTAAGTTTTCGGGTTCGGTTTCCCACCCCACGGTTATCTGCCCCACAAACCGCCCCGGTTCAGGTGGAACACTGATTCTGCAAGTATAGGTAACACCCTTGTTGATGTACCAAATACCCATTTCAGACTGCGCCGTGCGGTACTCCCCGCAAGGAATTTCATTCGCCATCAATTTAACAACATCGGCATTGTTTGCTGCGTTGTTTGTAAACAAGCCAACATCCAAACCGTCATTGGTTTTGTCTCTGCCGTCCTTGGCGTAGGCTCGGTACAGCACACGAGTCCCAAACATAGGGTTGACTTTGAACACTGCAACGATAGTGGCGTTGGTGGTCTTGAACAGGTGGGCAGAGGCGTCCTCCACCCTGTCCTCGGCAATGCTGGGTATCTTCTTGGATTCTTTGTAAGCCCCAATCAGCAAGTCTTGGTTTGTGTACACAAAATAACCAGCAAAAGCAACTACGCCCATGACAAGG